GTTGTGTGTTGGGTGTTGTGTGCTGTGTAGGGTGTGTTGTGCTGGAGATCAACGGCAATAGTGGCGGTAACGGTCGTCTGGTCATCAACGGCCAGCGTATCGATGTCTATGACGACAACAACGTTCTCCGGGTGAGGATTGGGCTTCTTTGACAGTAGAAATATTTCTTCATATCGGTAAAAATAAGTAGGTACTTACTTAATGACAGACAAGGATGCCCGTCTTATCAAGGAGCGAATATGTGGTACAGGGAAGGTACTATCACATTTACACAGGGGAGTGACACACTCACCGGCACCGGTACGTTCTGGAACGTTACCGCGAATGGTGTGCTGCCGGGCATGATTGTCATTGGCCCTGATAACAAACTGCACGAAATTAAGCGCGTACTCAATGACACCAGCCTGCTGCTGGTGGAGCCGTATTCAGGCGAAACCCAGACGGAAGTTCCGTGCCGCATCATTACAACCTATGAGGGCGATTTAACGCAGTTCAGCGCACGTTTTACCGCGCTAATGACCCGTATGTCAGCCGACTCGAAGACGATGCGCAGCTGGTTGACAGCTGTTGATGAGGTCACGCTTGAGCGTGAAAACGGTACGGAAGTGACCGTGAAGTCGCTGACGCAGATCGTCAATGAGCACAATGCCAATCAGCAATGGTACAAAGACAATACCGACGCTATCGATGCCGCTGGTGAAAAGGCCAAAGCAGCCGCTGCCAGTGCTGCGGCCGCTGCGGAAAGCGCCAATACGGCGACGACCAAAGCCACCGAAGCAAGCCAGAGTGCTACCGCCGCAGCTGCATCAGAAAGCGCTGCCGGTGTAAGTGCATCCGCTGCCAAAACGTCTGAAACCAATGCTGAAAGCCTCAAGGTCGATGCTGCTGCGTCTGCCGCGACAGCGTCTGCCAAAGCGACTGAAGCTGGTGAATCAGCCACGAGTGCCGCGGCATCCAAAGATGCGGCTAAAGCATCTGAAGCTCAGGCTGCGACCAGTGCATCCGAAGCCTCTGCTTCAGCGTCTGCTGCGTCTGACTCTGCTGCTGCTGCAAAAACCTCTGAAACCAATGCCTCTGCCTCAGAGCAGGCCGCCGCTGGTAGTGCAGCTGATGCGCTGGCCTCGAAAAATGCGGCTAAGGAGTCAGAAACTCATGCTGCTTCGAGCGCCGGGGAGTCGGTGGTCAGTGCTGCTGCGGCCAAAGTTTCAGAAACCAACGCCGACGCATCGCAGAAGGCTGCTGCTGAGAGTGAATCTGCCGCAGGTCTGAGTGCCGAGGCTGCGGCTAATAGTGCTTCGGCATCTGGCGAATACGCTGATGCTGCGTTAGCCAGCAAAGAAGCCGCTGCATTGAGCGCAGGTGAAGCTAAGAAGTCAGAGACGAGTGCAGCTGCGTCGGCAACAACAGCGGCAGATTCTCTGGCTGGGATAGAAGTCAAAGCGAATGAGGCGGCTGAGTCCGCTGTGCTCGCATCGAAGAAGGCAACCGAGGCGTCAACCTCCGCGGGTGAAGCAAAAATATCCCAAACAAAAGCGAAAGAGTCTGAGGATAAGGCGTATGAGTATGCTCAGAATGCCCAATCAAGTGTAGCGAGCGTGAAGTGGAAAGGGACTTCCGCAGAGATGGACCTAACTACCGATTCGCCTAAATGGGTGAAGATTTCGCGCGCACGTATGCCGCAGTCGACCAGCACCGTTTATATCGAGATCATTGGCGGTGCGGGATATGAAGTCAACAGCCCTTATCAGGCGGCAATGGCCGACATAGTGCTTCGAACAGCTAGTGGCGATCCGCGTGGCCTGAATGTAGTTACCTATCGCACAATGGATTCTGCCGTGCAGAACGTAGCCACTGTGAACACCGATGAGGACAACTACGATATCTATCTGAATGCCGGTGCGGGTGCTCAGAAGCTGATTGTTAACCTTCAGTTCTCTGGCGCAGCGGTAGAGACCCTGGAAGTTTTTGAGGTTCTGGATACGCTACCGGAAAACGCCGTTGTGGGAGTTGTTTATCATCGTGTGCTTTCCGATGCAGATGGCTCTATTACCGGATCGCTCATGGGTAACGCAAGTTCAGCGACTGTACTGCAGACCGCTCGCAGCATCGGTGGCGTATTGTTCGATGGCAGCAAAGATATCGTGCTTCCGGGGGTGAATGCTCAGGGCAACCAGAGTACTTCCGGTAACGCTGCAACGGCGAGCAAGCTCCAGATCGCTCGTAGTATCGGAGGTGTGTCTTTCGATGGCTCCGCAGATATCAATCTACCAGGCGTAAATACATCGGGTAATCAGAATACTTCCGGTAATGCAGCCACAGCGACGAAGCTGCAGGCGGCCCGAAAAATTGGTGGAGTTTCTTTTGATGGGTCAGCCGATATCAACTTACCTGGCGTAAACACAGCAGGCAATCAGAGCACTACGGGCAATGCTGGTACGGCGACAAAACTGCAAACAGCGCGAAAAATTGGCGGAGTTTCTTTTGATGGGTCAACTGATATCAATTTGCCGGGCGTAAATACTGCGGGTAATCAGAGTACAACAGGCAATGCAGCAACAGCGACTAAGCTACAGACCCCAAGAACGATTAATAACGTGTCTTTTGACGGGTCAGCAAATATCTCCATTCCCACACTTGTGTCACGCGGGAGAGTCGCAGCGCTGGAAGCTAACTCCCAGGGGGCAATGCCCGGCATACAAATGTATGAAGCCTACAGCAACAATTACCCAACGACTTATGGCAACGTCATTCATCTTAAAGGTGCGGCGTCTTCAGGTGAAGGTGAACTATTGATTGGCTGGAGCGGAACGAGCGGTACTCATGCGCCAGTTTACGTTCGTTCTCGCCGTGATGCTAGTGATGCAAATTGGTCGGCGTGGGCACAGCTCTACACCACACTCAACAAGCCGAGCGCCGCAGATGTGGGGGCTTTGCCTTTGTCCGGTGGCACGCTTTCAGGTGGTCTGACTGCAGCAGGGGATATCATTTCCAGATCGGCCAACGCCTACCGCGCGGCATATGGCAACTATGGTTTCTTTATCAGAAATGATGGGGGGAACACCTATTTCCTTTTGACCGCATCTGGAGATCCGCTTGGAAGTTGGAATGCTTTACGACCGATTACTATTGCAAACGCAAGCGGTGCAGTTTCAATGGGGAATGGCTTGAGCGTTGGGGGAGGGGTGGATGTCACGAGCGGAAATATCCGAATCCCGACGTCGAGCACATCGTGGATCGACATGAGGACTAACGCTGCGCTTTCAAACAGCTCCGCTGTAAATACCTCCTCCGCATCAGCAATTGTTCGTCAGGAGCACGCCGATCGTTACTTTATGGTCGGTGGGTTGGGGAACTCGCAGTTCGGGTTCTACATGATTAACAAATCGCGTACTGCTAACGGAACGGATGCACAGGCTTTTCTGCAGAACGATGGCGTGTGGTATTGCGGTGGCAATGGTAGTTTTAACGACGTTTATATCCGCTCTGACCGTCGTAGCAAACGTAATATTCGCAAGATTGAACGGGCGCTCGACAAGTTAGAGCGGATTGAAGGCGTTCTATATGAAATTCAGGTCTATGACCGTTACGAACAGTCTGGCGGTCTTATCGCGCAGGACGTTCAGAAGGTCCAGCCTGAGCTGGTAACTGTCGACCACAATGATCAGTCCGGCCAAGCGCGTTTACGTCTGAACTATAACGGTGTGATCGGCATGTTGGTCGAGGCTGTGAAGGAGTTACGTGAAGAAGTGCGCGAACTCCGTGGAGAAATGTCTGTTTTAAAGGGAGGTAATTGATGGCTATTGGCTCCGGATGGGTCGGGTCGTCAGCCGTCGCAACAACTGGTCAGCGGTGGATGTCCGCCGCTGGCTCGGCTGTTAAGGTCGGCACACCGTTCTGGATGAGTGGCTTGGTTGGTAAATCTACTGCCGACTTTACCATCACAACTGGACGCAGTACTTATGATGCCCGCGTGCAGGTAACAAACATGCAGTGGGTCGTTGTGTCCACTAACTACACCGGTTTTGCAACCGCTACAGGCAGTATCCAGAATGTACTCAGTAACGTTCTAACCGTGCGCCCTACTGGTTCTCTAAGCGGTAGCTTGTTTGGTTGTGAAATCCGACATTTTTATCAACCAAGCGGTTATCAAAATCTCTATTTGGGATTGGTTAATGGGCCTGCACAAAACTTTAATCTATCTCTTAATGGTACTGTGCTGTCGTTTGTCAATTATATGTACCTGAATGGGGTGCGGACTTATTACGCATTAACTGCACAAAACTGGTTTTTCAATCAGGTAGGAGCGACGTTTACCGTCTCCAGAGTCTGATTTTAAGAGGTACGTTAGTGCCTCTTTTCACGGAGGGAAAATAATGAGTTATGGAGCAAAAATCTGGTCGCCTAGCCGTCAGGAAATGGTTGACGCATTAGCGCCAATTTATTATCTGGATTATTTTCTACCGACAGGTAGTGGCAGCAGAAGTTATGCAATTGAGCCAGGTATGTCAATTGATTACTACATAATGGAAACAATCAATGGATATATTGGAAGTGTTTCGGTATCGGGCAACTCGATTAACTGGTCTGATGCTCGCGGTACAATTTATATATTGGTGTTTCAGAAATAATGTACGGAAGCAAAATTGTTCGTTCTGATGGGAAGGTCTGGATGTCTCCAAGTCTTACCCCGATGGTGTTCCAAAGTAAGCATGTGGTGTCGTTGCGAGGTGGAAGTGAGTTCAATACTGGCCTGTCTCCAGATCGGTCGCCTATTGTTTTCGTTGCTTATTCAAAGGCTGTTTCGCTGCTCGCAAGCCGATTAGTTCGCAATAACCAGGTTATTTACAGCTTCGGTGGGGTAGGCAGCGACTCCAGTGTAACGGTGTATGTGTTCGCAACTGGCATTTCAAAAAAAGAGAAGTGGGGGATGAGTTTCTTTAATTCATCGGGGGTGGAGATCTATAACACGGCAAATATTCCATTGTCATTTACGTTTCTTGATAATAAGAGCTGGAACAGCGGAGATAAACACAACTTTGATTATCCAGTAGCTATTGTGCCTACATATGCTAACGCATTCGCCATACCGATGCCGGGTGGTGCGAAGACCCTAGTATACGGTTACACATGTTATGGGAACACCGTTAGTTCGATTCTCGTTAATGAAATTAACGGTGGGGCTACATTAGCTATCAATAACCGAGTTCCAGTTTTGAACAGAAACCTCTACGGATAACGGAGAATAGAATGAAAAAGATGATATTAATTTTAGGTATGGCTTTAACTTTGACTGCGTGTCAGAAACTACCTGAGCCGGTTTGCTATGGGCGAGCAATGGTAGGCGGCGTTGACACTGGTGTGCCAATCTATGCGATTAAGAAAGAAGGGCATTACACGTTATACCGTGCAGGTAGTGTCTTTAACTGGCGTTGGGTCGGCTCTGGTGCTTTCACCTCACTAAGCTCATGCCCAAAAATTTAAAACTCATTTTGTAGGTAAGTGCTTACCTACAAAACACAGTTAAATTGTGATATAAAACTGCCATCCCGATTTGACTTTTCATGGAGGAAATCATGTCGAACGAGATGGCAGGCGTAACGCCTGAGCAGGTTGAACGCATTGCCGCAATCGTTGCGCGTGAAGTCGTTGGAAAATTAGGTAAGGAGTTGCGTGAAGAAATTGGCCAGGAGGTCAATGACCAGCTCAAAACCTACTTTGGCGATATGACGCCTGCACAACACAGCATTCAGCACTCCAACCTGGACAAACTTCTTAACCGGCTCGACACCATCTCCAGCGGGTTCTTTGGCGGCATTATCTCAAAGATTACGTCGTTCCTGATTACCGCGCTGCTGCTGGGGTTAGCCGCCTACGGCGTCAAGAATGGACTGCAATAAAGGAGATCAAGGATGAAAACTCCAAGAGGTATTCGTAACAACAACCCAGGCAATCTCGATAAGGGGTCGCCGTGGCAGGGGCTTATTAGCAACCCTTCCGAACCACGTTTCTGCACGTTCAAAGATCCCGTATGGGGGATTCGAGCGCTGGCGGTAACGCTCATCACTTACCACGACAAGCGCCGGGCGAAGGACGGCTCAAGCATCGATACCATTCGCGAGGTCATCGAGCGCTGGGCGCCGCCAAACGAAAACAACACCAGCGCCTACGTGAACGAGGTATCTAAAGCCGTTGGTGTCACCCCGGACATGATCATCGATCTACACGACTACGACACTCTGCGTCCGTTGGTAGAGGCGATCATTCGGCACGAGAACGGTCGTGGCCCACTGAAAACGCCAAACACCTGGTATGCGGCAGAAGTTATTGAGGAAGGTCTGCGTCGCGCTGGCGTCGTTAAGCCGATCAAGACGGTTAAAGCGGTTCCTGTGACCAAAGAAACGGCTGGCGCAACTGTCACGGCAGGTATTGGGCTGGCGCAGCTGGCCGACGTAATGCCCCAAGTGTCTGTGGCGATGGATAAGGCACAAGGTCATATCACCAGCGGTGATACGGTTCGTATCATTTTTGGCGTAGCCACCATCATTGTGGCCGGCTTTATTGCCTGGTCTCAGGTACGCAAACACCAGAAAGGGATGGTTTAAAATGTTCGGCAGCCTGGTTTCGAAGTTGAAAATTGCTCTGATTACCCTGGCTGCCGTTCTTTTCGTGCTTGTCGGTGCTTATGCGATGGGTGGTCGTGCGGCTCGGCAAGCGATCGAAGAGAAGGCAAGGCAGGAAGACAGGAAAAGGCTTCAAAGTACAGTGGACGTCAAAAATGAGACATTTAATGAAGTGCGGCGGAAAGGCGCTTCTGCTGTTCATCGTGAGCTGCATGGTAAGTGGGTGCGTGATTAAGACACAGACTTCCGGCGTGCTCTTCTGCGATGCAGCCAACCCTATCTATGTGAGTAATGAGGATTTAATGACCGAAGAGACAGAGCGGCAGATCTTGACTCACAACATGGTGGGCGAGCGTTTGTGCCAATGGAGCGGCAAAAAAGCAGACGGAAGCGCGTAAGCGCCCGTGGTTAGCGGGGTTTTGGGGAGTGGTCAGGTTGCAATTAGTTTGTGACTGATGTAGATTTAATCAACGAGTGTCAAGACATTCATACATTATTTCAAAGAAGCGCTGCATTCTCGTAGCCTCTAAACCCCGATGGGGTCGCCGCACGACATCAACGTCTTAACGGCTAAGGTGGAAACATGCTCAACTATCATGACAAAACACGTACTATGCAAACGATCCGCACGAACACTGCGGTAGTCGATAGCTTCCCTATGCGTTTTCATAACAGTGAAGACTCAGTGGAAGTGCGCCGCATGTTATGTCGCGAAACAGCTGACCGCCAGCACTTCATTGTCACATTCAAAAGCGATGTTACTCGCGCAGAGAACATCTCCAACAGCACCTCAACTGTAACTCCTTTGGCAGAGGTCGTTGTGCGCAATAACAAATTGCGCTTTGTTCTCAAGCCGCAAGAACAGTACCCCGAAATTGTTGATGTTAAAGAATCCATTGTTCCAAAAATTGAGAAAGCCGTTGTACAATTCATGAAGAATAAGTTCAACGACCTCAAGGAAAGCGTTTTACCAGAACGCAAAAAAGAACAATGGCACCTTCTTTAATTGATGAACGCTACCACAAGCAGTTGAACAAAATGCCGCTCTCTATGGGCGGCTATACTATTTTAGAGACCTTTCATTTCGCGACACCAGAAGGCGATGTTGTTCGTCTGGTGGAGATGCGTGCCGATAAAGGCGAGTTCGACAACTTTCTCGTTGTGTATCTTTTGCCCTCCTATAACTCAGATTATCAATTTGACGAAATCACGCGGGTTATGGATGACGAGGGGATGAGTGCGTTTGAGGCTGCCGAACACATCATCAAAATTGAGATCGTGGATGCGACTCTTAGCCCAGAAGAGCTGAAGGTTGTGGGTCGGTTTGCCTATAACGATTTTTCGTTTATTGGCGTCGATGGGAATGAATACCTCGGTAAGCAAATCAAAGGCGCTTATCTCGAACCGCCTTTTGACTCAGCCCGCATAGGCTCTACAGCATATCGCTTCATACTGGACAAATACCGCCACCTCGTTTGCGACAATTTGCAAACCATTCTGGGTGCGTCCATGTGGTCAGGTACTATGCGGAGATATGGCGAGGTTATGATCTACGATACCGTGAAAAAATGTTGTCTTGACCAGCTCGGCGACAAGGCAAAGGGTTCTGCCACCGGTTTCCTGCCGTGGGACATTGGCAGTCTGCCTTTAAGTCGCGTAACAGACGAGTGGGGAGACCGCGAGCTGCGACTTGATAAAGGCTCTTGTACGCACATCGTCAACATCATCTCTCTCCCATAAACCCGCTACGGCGGGTTTTTTTTGATCCCGTGCTCCACATTCCCCAAGTACCTATCATTTAACCTTTACACCGCAGCCGTAGGCATTTAGGCTATATCACATATAAGAAAACAAGTTGTTTCATACGACAATAATTCACGCAAAGGGAACTCACCAATGACCAAGATCATTGTGGTTGGCGGCACAAAAGGCGGCCCAGGCAAATCTACCGTTGCCCAGCAAATTGCGGTATGCCTCAAAGTTAAAAAGAAAAAGAAGGTTCACGTCACCGATATCGATATCCAGCGTACCACGACGAGCTGGTGTGAAGACCGTCGGCAGAATGATGATCTTGAGCTGATTCCCTTCGCATATGTTCAGGATGATATCGTCAAACATCTTAAATCGCTTCAGGGGCGCACCGATTATGTAGTGGTAGATGCTGGTGGCTTTGACTCCGAAATTCAGCGTCTGGCGATGCTTATGGCTGACGTGATAATCATCCCGCTGCGTCCTAAACGTCGTGATTTGAAATCTCTGCGTGATATCGACCCGATCATCGACAACGTTCGCAATGTGAACGAGACAGTGAAGATCCGCGCGGTAGTGAACCAGTGTCCGTCACTGCCTTCCCAGGCATCACGTATTCTGGCGGCGAAAGAAATTGTCGAGACATTTGGCATCGAGGCTGCGCCGGTTAACCTGTACAACCGTAACGTTTATGACGACGCGGAAGAGGCAGGTCGTTCTATCTTTGAAATGACTGGCGCTGAACGCGATAAGAAGGCAGAAGCCGAGTTCGAAGAGTTTGTAGATTACATCATGAGTCTGGAGGAAGAATAATGTCCATGAGAATGGGAGACCTTGCAAAGCGCAAAGAGCCGGAAGAGCAGCCAAAAAGCAGCACCCCAATGCGCCAGCCAGTCAGACCGCAGGGGCGTCCGACTCGTGGGAAAGAGAAGATTAAGAGCCGCACAATGTCGCTGGAAGACGAGTACTTCGATCTGCTGGAGATGATGAAGTTCATCCCTCGTTTCGAGAAGTTCACCCGTTCTGACGTGATTCGTGCAGCCATTTTCCATCTGGCAGAGAAGTCGCCGCAGGAAATCGAAGACATCGTGAAACTGAACGAGGCGATCACCGCTGCCGACGTCACGATGCGCACCGATGAAATCAAGCGTGAGCTGATGAAGAAAAGCTGATATAAATTTCTAAGGCTGGCCTGCATTGGGTAGCCTTAGAAATACAACGTTCTATGATAGCTATTCGTAGTTAAGCTCACCGAACAGACTGAACATCAAGTCACCATCCAAAATTTCAAAGGGCAACTCGACATACTCATCCTTATGCCTCGGAATTGCGTTGCCGTCGTTAGGGGCGTTCTTGGTGTAGCCTTTTACATGCTCACCGTTTTCCTTTGTATACGGTAGAACGACTATTCGACCGTGATTTTTTGAAATGATTGTTCCTTCTTTCCAGAGTGTATTGCCTCTTGAGGTAATTTCGCTGTCGTTCGCCTCTTTAACGCTCCACCCCACCTGATTTTTGTCTTCGAACCAGAAAACAAAGTTGCCAACGACGAGTACCTTTTGTCCATTCCTGAGAGCTTCATCCAGCATTCTTTTTACGCTGGCAAGTTGCAGAAGCTGGTTGGCACGCGGCAGAAGCATTGAGCGAATAGTCGCTTTTGTTTTACCCCAATGTGCAGCGCCTGATAAACCAAAACCTCTGGCGATACGTTCCTGGTAGAAAATTTTGGCTGATTTTGCTCTGGTGTCATGCACCTGCTCCCAGGTGTTAGGTTCTGTTAGTCTGAAACATGTCTGGTAGGTGGGTAGGAAAATGCAATGCAGGTAAGGCATCTCGTTTAGTACGTCTAACAGGTAGGGACGTACGACTAACCCTTCAGGTTTGATAATTAGCTCGTCGGATGACAAACGTGGATCGTTCGCGTGCCTTCTAATGGCCTCATTAAGCATCATATGCTCTTCATCCATCAGTCGCGATTTTGAGGTGAGCGCCTTGTCAATTTTTAAGCGTAATGATTCTCTTTGCTGCGGAGATAAAGGTAGTTCATCTATGTTGAAAGCTATGTTTTTATTTAGTTCTTCCGCCGCTTTTCTTGCATCAAGATAGTTATCGTAGACGTCATCAAAAGCGTGGTTTGGCATACCACGGTCAACATATCGCCGATACCAAGCAAGAGTTCCATCATCACGAAGTTTCAGACAGAACATCGACCAATTATTTCGTTCGTATTTAGGCTGAGGCCAGAAAGACAGCTCGGGAAGACCATATCCGGGAAGATTATTCATGCGCATAGTGACAATACCCACGAGGATAAAACGCTGATTTTAACATGATCAGCCTTGGTAAATCTGTCAGTGACATAGCGTCTGGGAATGAAATCAAATTATGTGGTTCTGGGCACCTGTTTAGGAACCTGCTTCTGTATATAAATACTAAGTTACTTATTATTATTTATACGGAAGCAGGTCTTTTTCTATGCCAACTCCCCAGACACATTCCCTTCCGTTTCCACTTCCAAAAACAGTCTCCAGTCGCTATGATTCGCTCATTATGATAAGTAAGTAACTACCTATCAGGCGGAGCGCATGAGCCAGATCTTCTTTAACACTATTAACAACGACCAGTACGACTTCATGACCGAGTGGGACACCACAGTCATGGACAAGTGGGTGGCCGAGAATATTGGGCTGTCACGCTGCAAGGATGAGGCGGAGTTGTTCGAGACAAAGTGGTTTGATTACCGCGACATGCACCCGCTTATGGCCACATGCCTCTTCACTGAGGCATACAAGCGCCAGTACTCATACATCATGCTGTCGCATGGCCGCGAACACTATGAGACGGCCCAATTCACTACCGGTTTGAAACGTGTGCCGTATCAGGAGCTGTCGACGGCCAACAAAACATCTCTCTGGAAAGCACGCCAGTTTGCCGACCAGTACTGCTGCTCTTATGACTACTTCATTTCTACCGTTCTTTCCGCAGCTGCACGCCGTCTGTGGGACAAATTACCTCGCCCCCAGCATCTCTGGCAGCCCGAGCTGATCGACATATTCGAAGAGAAGTTAGCCAAACGCGCTGTAACCCGTCTGGATGACTCTCTGGTGAGTTTTAAGCATCTGGGAGACATGCAGCACGACCCGATTCAAGAACGCTATTTTGAGTGGGTTCTGGAGCGTCTGCGTGGCATTACCCGAGACAAACGCGTCCGTATCATCTTCTCCGCTGTCTGGTTGATGGAAATCGTGCCTGAGCGTGTGATTTACGCGCACTTCCCGGAAGAACTGGAAGAAGCACGGCGATTCTGTTGATCCCCTATTTGGCTTTTTTAGTATTAGAAAACAAATTGTTTAAGAACCAAAGGAAAGCACATGACCGAACTTTGCCACACAGGACGAGGGTTGTCTGAAGAGTTCGACGACGACTTCCAGAATCGACTCGCAGCCTACTTCTGTCGCGACCATGAGTTTCTGACCCGTGCCGGTGATCTGGTTGCACCAAACCAGTTCTCCAATGCGGCCAACGCCATTCTGGTGAACATGGTGTCGGGCTACTACAGAATGTATAAGAGTGCACCATCATCGTCGGCCATCCTCGATATGCTCAAACGCGCCAAACGCGATAAGACGATCCGCGAAGAGCTGTTCCCCGACGTCGTTGAGGCGTTTAAGCGGATTCTCGCTGAGAAGCTGTCAGACACAGCGTACATGGTCGACCAGGTCGCGACGTTTGCCAAAAGCGTAGCGTTCGACGACGCGCTGATTAAAGCGGCTGAGATGAAAGAGAAGGGCGATTTCCAGGGCGCGATGGCAATCATGGCCAAAGTCCAGCAAATCGGCTCTAACGAAGCGACCGGCATTTACGATTACTTCTCTGAATCAGCAGAGCGTTACAAGGCGCGTGAGTACGAAGCATCCGACGATTACGTGCCAAACAG